AAGTAGTTGTCTCACAATCTTCGGTGGTTGGCGTTACTGAAGATACTGCCCCATTAATAAAGGATAATAAAATGAACCCAAGTAAGCAGAAAGGTAATAGATTAGAGAGAGAGGTGGTTAAAGTGGTCCAGGATGCCGGTTTTGTTGGTGAGAGGGCATATGCATCCAATGGAAAATCACTTGGCCTTGAAGAGGATGTAGATGTAAAGATGACCGGGCACTATGTACATCCCATTGACAAAACAAAGTTTGAGAGGTCATTTTCAATTCAATGTAAAAGCAGGAAAACTATAGCAAACTATATTAAACCACCAGAGAGTTGTAATTTTACAATTTTAAAAGAGGACCGTGGTGAACTCCTGGCAGTTATACCATTTAAAGAATTGTTAAAGTTATTGTGACACTCAGAGAAGAGATAGAGAGTCATAATCCACATTCCATAGTATGGGAACCGGATTCCCTGGATAATGCTATTGTAGGAATAAGTACCGATGGTATAGTTATATATGATTATGATAAACTTGCAGATATTTTTGTTAAAGAAGGAAAATTGAGTTATGAAGAGGCATATGAGCATATAGGGTTTAACCTGTGTGGATCATATTTAGGTGATTACACCCCTATTCAAATCCGCATACTAAGGAGGAATAATAATGAGACTAAGGAAGATACTATGGCCGTTTGTCAGTAGAACAAGATATGAGGTATTGCACGACAGATATATAGGTGTAGTAAAAGACAATAACAAGTTTGCTACCAGTGCCTATAATGTTAAGAATCTTGTGCAGTTATATGAGGACCGTAAAATTGGTGTTGGTAAACTGATGAGTGAGATCAGAGATATCTACTTTGGCTAATACTACCACTAAGTTGGGTAGAATGGGGGAACTATCAGTTGCAATAGATCTCCTAAAAAAAGGATGGAATGTATATGAGCCTGTGGTTGATGATCACGGGGTAGACCTGGTTGCTGAGAAGAATAATACTACACACTATGTCCAGGTCAAGAGCCACTCTCATTCCAAATATCAACAATCAAAACCTTCCATTGAAATAAGGCTCCGTAAGCCTTCTAAGGCAAACATCATGGCAGTTCCGATGGAGATGCACAGATGTATCTGTTATATTCCAATTATGACCGGTCAGGTATTCTTTTCCATTGCATACCGTGAGGCCAAGAATAAACAGAATGCCCATAGACAATGGTATGAGGATTACCTGGAGGTACCAGAATAATGAGTAAACATGAATTTCCAAGTTTTCAGTCAAATAATAAAAGTGATCATGGCCTGTTTGTTAATAATTTAGATCTGTCAGAGCCGGCCAGATTTAAGGTAGCATTACATTTAGTTAAAAAAGGAGTAACTGTTACAATTCCACCCATGACAAAGGCTAAAAGTTATGAGGATAGAATGAATCATGTAGATGAAGGTGATCTATATATTAATCCACCAATGCTTACTGGTGATAGGATGGAAGTTAAACAACTTACAACACAGTTCACTTGCGAAAGAGATTGGCCATACCCTAAGTTTTTTGTTTGTGCTAAACATTCTTTTGATAATGCAGATCCTATACCTCATGCCTATATATTATTGGCCAAAGATGAAAAAAATATGGCAGTGGTCCATTCATCAACACATCCTAGTTGGACTTCAATGATGGTTAAAGATGGGAGATACAAAAACATGATACAGGATACATATGTGTGCCCAACTAACCTCATTAAATGGAGAAAGATATGTCTGGATGGATAAAACTTCACCGGGATATACAAACTCACTGGGTCTGGGATAATCCAGACTATTTAAAAGCCTGGCTTGATATGTGTATGATGGCAAATCATAAGGCCAGGAAAGAACTGATCAATGATAATGTTGTTAACATTCCCAGGGGATCATTTGATGCATCATATAGGTTCCTGGAAACCCGTTGGAAGTGGTCAAGGAACAGAGTTAGGCGGTTCATTGATGCACTAAAAACGGACACGATGGTGGACACAGCAACGGACACAGGTCAAACCGTTATAACTATCTGTAAGTATGGAACTTACCAGGACCATGATAATAAAACGGATACACTAACGGACACACCAACGGACACACCAACGGACACAGTGACGGACACAAATACAATAAGGAAAGAATTAAAAGAATTAAATAAAAAACAACCCCCCTATAGTCCCCCCAAGGGGAACGGGGTCCTGCAATGGCCTTACACTCAGAAGTCAGTTCAGGATTCATCACTTTTGTTTATGTTGTGGGTTGGAGAAGATAAACTGATGGGCCAGGTGCCAACACCATTTGAAAGAAAGATCCTGGTAAATGCTTTATCCTACCAGAGTGTAGACAAGTGGGAAAAGTATTTGGATATCAGGGCAAAGAATAGATCCAGGGGTAAGTTCTACCACAAATCTATGAAGGCATTTTTTGAGGGTGGATTCCGTGAAGTGGTAGAAGAGAAAACCATTGAAGATAAGTTCACTAAATTCCCATCAGGATTGTATAAAGCCTTTTGCTCCAAGTGTGGGAGAAGACATATGCCTTCAGATAAATATCACTTGATGAAAGGATCTGAGTGCTGTCATGTTGAGTTTGTACCAAAATGGAAGTATGAATCTTTCAAAGGAGATTGAACAATGGTGGGTGATGCATATGAATCCTTAATGCAATGGAACTGTATATTTGATGATGATGAGTTAAAGGAACCGTGTAAGTTGATACAAATAGATAAACATTATACAGACAGTGAGATTAAATCATTCAGAGAGTATTTAAGTAAATCTGAAGAATATGATAAAATGATTCGTGATGTAAATGAGCCGTACAAATGGTATTTAGAATGGATGAATTGGAGGAAATATGGAACTGAAAGGAGATTGAATAATGTCAACACTATTTAAGAAAACAGCCTATGTTATTACTGAGGTAGAGTCACTTAATTTACCTAAAGAGATATTAAGCGAGTTAAAATGGAAACCGGATGAAGATATTGAAGTACTTATTTGTGTGAATCACACTTGTAATAAAAATGATGACAGGTATTTTTCTATTTCCATAACAAGAGAAGAAGATTTAAAGAAGTATGATGATGGTTATATTCCCGTATCCAAAACCATTGAATAATGAAAACTGAAAGGTATAAACGGGAAGAGATCCTGGATGTTTATAGGAAGGTAATAAGTGGTTTCATTAGGCAAAAGAAGGTGGTCCCTAAAGTGATCATAAAAAGGTATAAACAACTGTTACGGCAGGCCGGAAAGATAATTGAATGAGTAGTGGTGATTGGAATAATAAAGAGAATATCCCATATCCATACAAAGGTAATGCCCTCACTGATCCTCAGTATAAAAAAGACAGAAGAGATACAGAGATAGAGAATGGAAATGGATGGTGGTGTAATGATGGTAAGGGTTGGGATATGAATTATGAAACCTCAATGGAATATCATAGAAGAAAAAGGAAGGAGAGAAAATTGAAGAAAAAATAATTTACTTTACATAATATAATTTGGAATAGTTTATTTACATCAGTATTATAAACTATGGGAATGAGTATGGGGATATTCATTGTGCAGGGGATCCTGTGCATCTTATCATTTATAGCAGGTGCTTATATCTACCGGAAAGGGATAGATCAGGCTCCTGTATTTCCGTTTAACCCAAACAAAAAAGAACCTGAAAGTACTCAGGCATGGGATGAAGTATGATCATTCAGGTTCCATACCATTTTGAAGATTTTAAAGATCTACAGGAGTTGTGGGCTTATCTTGCAATTTCAGCAATACAAGCAGGTTACACTCCTATGGATATAATTATTGGGCTTGCATAATGAATTTGTTAAACAAATAGGATCAAATGGCTAAACCTGGACTCAAGAAAGGACAAACAAACAATCCTAATGGCCGGCCCAGGATCTCCCTGGCAGAAGAATTAAGGAAGAATCCTAAACTCCAAGAGGTTATTGATAAAGTATTTAAGTCAGCAACATCATTGGGAACTGAGGAAGAACATCCACAGGCCGTGACTTGTGCAAAGATCTTGATGGATAAGGCAATTCCTAATCTTAGGGCATCAGAGGTAAAGGTGGATGGCAACATCCAGTTACCAATTATCAATATTAAGTTAAAGGAGGATTAGATGGCAACCACCGTAGTAGCATCAACACTAACAGTAACCCTGACAGAGGCAGTAACCCTTAATGGGCAGAACCAGGGAGCATCAACAGTAGTAGCAATAGGATCAGTGGGGGAGGTATTAAAGCAGATAGTTAATGTAACAGAGACTAAAACAGAATTATTAAAGTTTGCATCCACGGCAGGCAGAGGTCAGACGATCACAAGCACCACTAAGTATGTCCGGTTAACCAACCTTGATGACTCATATAACTTAGTTGTTAATTGCATAGGTGCAACTGCTGACGAGTTCTATTATATTGTAAAACCAGGTCACAGTTTCATACTCTCCACAGTATCAAGTTGCATAGATTCGGAATCAGGAGGAGTTGTTTCATCAGTCAGTTTACAGAATCTGTCAACCATATCAGCATGGTGTGCAACTTCTGCTCAGACTGTAGATGTGGAGTTCTTTGTAGCACAAAGTTAATGGTAAAAAAACTATTAAAGTATTTTTACAGGATTAAATGAAGACTATCAACATAGATCTGAACCCCAACCAGGCCAGGTTCATTAAGGATCAGTCTCCGGTTGTGGGATTCTATGGTGGTATTGGTAATGGTAAGACCTATGCAGGGATCTTAAAGGGCCTGGTGAGAGTGCTTGATAAAGATCAGCCTCCGCAGTTGGGCATGATCTCCAGGCTCACTTACCCAGAGTTAAGGGATTCTACCCAGAGAACATTCTTTGAGTTGACCCATATGTTTGGGCTACTCCCAGGGATCCACTATGAATACAATAAGCAGGAGAATCGGGTCCTATTTAAGAATGGGCATGAGATTGTCTTCCGTGCCCTGGACGATCCGGCTAAACTACTGTCCATCAACCTGGGGTGGTTCTACATAGATCAGGCAGAAGAGGTATCAGAGGATGTGTTCCTCACACTCCTGGGCAGGCTCAGAGCCGTGAATGATCCCAAGTGTTGGATCACTGGTAATCCCCTGGGTCACAACTGGGTATGGCACAGGTTCATCCATGATCCGGTAGAGGGTAATGTCATGTACAATGCCAAGACTGAGGAGAATGTAGCCAACCTGCCACCAGGGTATATAGATAGTCTGATCAACAACTACAATGAGATCTGGGTCAACAGGTACCTATATGGATCCTGGGATGCCTTTGCCGGGCAGATCTATCCGGACTACAGCAATAAGGCCCATGTTGTTGCAGACAGGGATATCCCACATAGTTGGAGGAGGTTCATTGCCATAGACCATGGCCGGACCAATCCTACAGCAGTACTGTGGGGTGCTGTGGATGAGGATGATAACCTGTGGATCTACCGGGAACACTACCAGGCAGGCCAGGATGTGGACTACCATGCCAAGGTCATCAATGCCCACCGGAAGGAAGGTATGTATGAAACCTATGTGATAGATCCATCCACCGGAGCAGGGAAGAAGGATGATCCTGAGACTATAGGTAACCGGTACAGGCAGTTGAAGGTCCCGGTAGTCGGTGCCAATAATGATGTCCAGGGTGGTATAGACAAGGTGACTCAGTACCTGAAAAAGAATAAGATCAAGATAATGGAGTCATGCACCAACCTCAAACGGGAGATGATCAACTACCAGTGGGAGCAACCATCAGCATCCAGGGCATTACTTAATCAACCGGAAAAGCCATTAAAGAAGGATGACCATGCCGTGGATAGTCTCAGGTACCTGGTTGGAGAGGCTGTGGACAGCGTAAAGGTTGTAGACAAGAGAAGTGATACACAAAAATTTATTGATAAGATTATAGTTGAAGATAAATCAATATCATTATGGGACAATGTGTAAGGAGATCTGATGGGTAAAATAAAGAAAAAGAAAAAAATAAACAGGACTCATATTTACTCAAAACTTACTGATAAAATATCAGAAAAAGATGGAAAAGCAAGTGAACACACTAAGAAGAGAATGGTTACCAGAGACTTAGATACAGGTGAAAGGCTGTGGGACACGATGGAAGAAAAAGATGGGAAAGTAAATGATATAACTACTTCATGGGATCCTAAATCCGGATTTTATAGAGAAGAAAATAAGGATGGTAAGATAACAACATATACTGATAAGGAATTTAAAAGAAAGGCTAATAAGATACTTAAAAAGAAAAAGTCTAAAAAGAAGAAAAAAGTAATGAGGGTATCCTAATGGGTAAAACAAAGAAAAAGAAAAATACTACAGATTACAGTTATATGAATGAGCCGATTGGTGGTGGGGTACAGGAGAAACCAAAAAGTATATTACTAAAAGAGGCTAAAGATAGAGTCAAGGCAATAGAAGAGGCTATGGGACTAAAATACCCTGAGTCTGCCGGTGGAAGTTTACCTCTTGGTGAAGGTGGTAAGAAGAAGAAAAAGAAAAAGAAAAAGGTAATGAGGGTCACCTAATGGCAGGTAACATGGATTACTATCCTGCATCCCAGGATCCAATAACTGAACTGGCAGATGTAGCAACCAGGATCCCACAGATACGGGCATGGTTGGACAGATCAAAGAAGGCCAGGGAGAGGCAGGCAGACCGGTGGAGAAAGAATGAGAACCTGTATTATGGCAGGCATTGGGCAAGTCCTTCAAAGGGTACTGAGCATCAGTCCAGGTTAACATTCAATTTTCCCCTGGCTATTGTTGAAACCATTATACCTATTATTAATGACTTTCAGCCTACTGTGGACATTATGCCCAGGGAGCAGAATGATGTATATTTTGCAGACATGATGTCTAAGAGGTTTCAGCAGGTGGTAGATGAAACAGATCTCTATCACAAGATCCTACTGGCCGTAAAGGATGCACTGATCTATTCCAATGGGTTTATCCAGATTATGCCTGAGATTAAGGATGGTGTGTTTACCGGGTTTGATATCCATATAATAGATCCATTTACAGTTATTCCTCATCCATTTGCAACTGACCTGAATTTAAACCAGGGTGAATACTTTTGTTTTGCAGTTCCAATGGAGGTAGGGAAGATCTACCGGGAATATGGAGTTAAGTGTGAACCGGAGGGTAAACTGGATGACTACCGTGCATTCCAGGCATCAGATGAGGGATCAACACCGTTCCATGGATCCCATGATGCAGATGATGATAT